CCGAGCAATCCATGGTAAAGTTTTACCTGGACGATATGCTCTGTCGAGTTTTTGGAGACCCCGCCCGTCCCAACCCTCCTGACCTGAGGGGCGTGCCTCTCGAACCCTTGTTTAAGGGATTTCCGAGGCGTATTCTGGCTAGAGAAATTGCGAGAAAAAACATTTCGCTTTTCTACAGTTTGAGCAAAGGCTCGAAGCAGTCCTGGCCTCCGCTAGGACCGCACAAGCTTTTTTCCGCCTATGAGGAGCACCGTGAACGAGTTTCCAATTTTCACGGTTTCGTCCCGGGCGACCTAACTGATAAGATCAAAGCGATTTCTCGTAGACTTCTTGAGAGATATGTTTCCGTCAATGGAAAATCTCTCACCAAGTTGTCTCTGAGCGATCACGCGGTAGTCCAATCCGGAAGAGATTCCGGCGGAAACTCTGCGTTGTTCCCAGATTTCTCTCCTTTAAGGCCGAAAGAACAATATGTGTCTTTGACACTTCCCCCTGTTCACCCGAGCGTCTTCCCGAGATTCAAGTCAAAGAATGAACGTTTTCCAATTTTGGATTTAGATCATGTTGACATAGTTTCTCAGTATAGAGTTTGGAAACAGAAGGTCTTGGACGAGTCGGTTGACCGTTCATTTTTCTATACGGAGCCCGCTAAGGTCTCCGCGAATCTCATTATCGACAAGGTTCTCACGTCGAATAAGATTCCCCTCCCTAGCGTTTCGCTCGCTGATCACGCCAATCATTCGATTAGGATGACAGCGCTTGCTGAGCCGGGGAAGTATAGAATGATCGGCGTGCGAAATGGATACGTCCAAATCGCTACGCAACCGATTCAAGGTCTATTGCTTGATGCATGGGCATTGAGTGGTCATGGGACCTTCGCTACAGACGTCAGACGTTATGTAGACGTCTTAGCGAAAAAACTACCAGGCGCGACACTATGCTCTGTTGACTACAAAGCAGCAACGGATCTGATGAAGAGAGATGCGGCCTTCGCCGCTATCATGCCTCTCTCAGAATTCTTTCCGGATGCATATAGAGTCGTTTTAGAGTCTTTCTCTAGGCCCTCGGTAGCTGAATACCCACCTGTCTCCTTTCCTCCCGGAACTCTGCTTAGCCAATTTGGTATACTGAACGCAGAACGTGTCGACAAGAAATTGTCTGACATCAGATTCGTTGATTCAGTACAGATGGGCGACAATTTGTCGTTCCCCATCCTATGCATTGTTAATTCCGCGGTCATGGAGACTGCTTGTGATCGTTACAGTTACGCGTGCAATTTATTTGTCGAAAAAAATCGTGATTACTTGCTGTCATATGCAAGAATCATGGACAAAGAATTTGCTGATCCATTGAATTCGCTATTCGAAAGAATGACG